CCCGAGCGCCTCCTGTGCTTTAATCCGGCGAATGTCTGCCTTGTCGAAGCCGATCATCTCCAGGAAGGTGTCCGTCCCGGAGAAGCCCTGGCGCACGCTTGCGATCTTGAGAGCGGCGTCGGCGGTCACAGCCACGCTCGGCATGGCCGGATTTTTGAAGTGGGCCATGATGGCCTTCTGGTCCTCGTCCAGCTCGTCCATGGTCTTGTTCTCGGTAATAGCCAGTGCCATCAGTGCGATGGTGCGCAGCGCGTCGCCGTTCCCGGTGTTTAGATCCTGCGCGAGGCCGACCAGAGTCTTGGTCTGAGCTTCGATCGCGTCGGAGCTGGAGGGATTGGCATCGTTGATGACGCCGGTGTCCGTCACCGGAAGACCGGTCGCGGCGGAAAACTGTGTAGCCAGGACGCGGATCATCTCCACGTGCGGGGAGATGTTGCCCTGCGGCAGCTGCCCGAAGGTGGGCTTCTCGCCGGTTTCCGGGTTTGTAGTGGAGGCCAGCATGCTTCCGACGTACTGCCGGAATTTCTGGTTGATCACCGCGTCATACTGCTCATCGGTGATACCCAGCAGGTACTTCTGCGGGCTTGTGGAAAACTCCAGTCCGATCGTCGCATTGGCGATGGTTCTGACGTAGCCCTGGATCAGGTGACGGATTGGCTCCTTGATCCGGCTCCGGCCGAAGGGCTTGTTGCTGGTCGCGTTCCACACCAGAGCCTCCATCAGAGGCCTGCCCATCCTGTGCGCGTAGCGTGTGGCGGTCCAGAGGTTACCGTCACGTGCGAGCACGATCACGGCGTCGTCCAGGTACAGGTTGATCAGAGACGGCCGCCAGATCTGCGGATCAGTCCCGTCCGGGGCCGTGTCAATGATGGCCATGCCGTATGCAATCCGGCCCAGTTCGCCGTCCCATCTGGCCGCCGCGGTCTTCGGGCTGTGGAAGCGGATCTTGCAGCCGATCTGCGGATCTGCGGATAGCGTCACGAATGTGCAGCCGTACTTCAGCTCGTCACGCTTGCCCTTGTTGTACTCGGCGATCAGGTTGTTGGCGACCACAAGGCGGTCAAGCTCCTCAACATCCTCGCCCTGGAGCCCGACAAAGCCGTCGAACATGCTTCGGGCCGCCAGCACGTCCACGCACTTGGCACCCCAGCTGCAGCCGATCTCAAGCCCCAGCATGCCCTTCGGGAGAGCGATGCCGAGATTAACCGATTCCAGGGAGATCCGGCCCTCGTAATATTTGTCTTTTTCGATGTTTTTGGCGCTGTGAGCTGCATAGATGGCAAGCAGATCCTGGAGCACATAACGCTCCCGATCGCTCAGGCCGGAGATAGATCCCGGGCTGATATTCAAAATCATGTAATCACCCTATCCTCATTTTTCTCGTTGGGTCTCGTTTCGACGTCTTTGCTCCCCATAGCGCAAGAGCAGCCGCCTCAATCGGCCCGGAGTTGTCTCCACCGAATCCCCAGCCACCGGCCACCGGCCGCTTTGTTGCTGTTACTGCGCTCTCACGGAGCAGCTCCTGGCCGTAGAACCATGTGACCGTCTGTTCATTGAGGCAATCGCACATCAGTGACGCCGCTGCGATCACATTTTTTGCGTTCGGACGGAGAATCGCGTCCTTCTCCCGCCAGGTATTCGCAATTTTGTCCACAAGCACGTCTGCACCGTTGCGGCCGTCAATAACCACACAGCTGGCTTTGCCGTGCCTCGCGATCAGCCAGTCTGCAAGCCACTGGGTGCCTCGGCCGGTAGGCTTTGCATCTATCAGGCTCACTCTGGCCGGGCCGTCCTTCGGCAACACCGCGCCGCATAAGGCCACGCTTGAGCCGTCAAAGGAAAACTTGACGCCGTAGGCCGTCTTCCCTTCCGGCTTCTCTGCTTCGCTCCTGCAGGCATCCCAGACTTCCGCCGGGATTGCGAGATCAATCTTTTCCCCGGCAGTCGGGCTCCACCAGCCAAGCCGCTCGCGGGCGAAGGTGTCAGCGTCCATCTGCTCACATTCGCCCTCGATTGTCGACTGCAGGATTCTCCGGCCCAATGCCGGATTCGTCTGTGCCCAACGGCCCTGATCCTTTACGTTCCCGATTTCCTCAACCGAGAACTCAAACCACGCCATGCGGTCAGTCTCGCCGGCAAGAGCCCTGGATCGAATCCCGCGGAAGACAACACCGGACGCGCCCGGATCTGGAGGCGTGCCGACATAGACGGTCTGCGGGTTGAGGCTCGCCGAGATAGCCGGCAAAAAGGACGCCTGCGCATCCTCATCCATCTCCTGGGCCTCGTCGATGATCAGCAGATCTCCGTGCTGGCCGCGGCCGCCGTTCCGGGTTCGTGCCAGGAACTTGATCCGCGCCCCGCTCTTGAGGATGATCTGCTCGCGCCCGAGCGCTGTCTTGATCTCAGCCACATACGGCTTGAGCTTCGGGCTTTCAAAGAAATCGCGCATCTCCTCGAAGGTCTCTGTCGCCGTCTTCTGGAGGTGCGCGGTATATATAACTTGTTCATTAAACAGGAGCATGCCAGCCTCGGCTCGTCCCTGCACCAGCAGAGATTTCCCGTTCTGCCGCGGCACAGATCCTCCGCAGGTCGATGCCGCCCATCTTCCGGACGGGCTTCTTGCGAGCCAGTCATCCATGACAAACGCCTGCCACGGATCCAAAACCGTCCCGCCGGCCCTCAGGATCCTGCAGGCATCAAATCCGTCACTCGCTGTATAATCCGGAACGATCCTTACGGACGGCTCCTGGCTTCCCATCAGCCGCTCGCTCCGCGAGGAGCTCGCCGATCTCGTCATTGTCTCCAGCCGTCCCTTCTATCTCTTCGATCTCCTTCAGCGTCTCTCGATACTGCCGCGACAGCGCGGACAAATCCCGCTTGCTTTCACAGTCGGCAATAGCTTCCTCCAGCTTGTCGCGTAACTCTATAAGACGGTCAAGCCTGCTGCGTTTTTCAGCCAGCGGCATTAACTCGCGCCCCCTTCATTGAATTGCAATGCTTACACAGCAGCTGGACATTATCCAGTGTGTCCGTCCCGCCGTGCTTCAGCGGCACAACATGATCGACCGTCGGATATTTTCGCCCATAGCATCTGCGCCCGTTGTTGGCGATCCATGTATCGCTCGGATCAACTTCAAGGCCGCAGATTGCGCACTTCATTCCAAAAGTCTCGGCTATTTCTTTCCAAGCAATCGGACGTGCGTGTGTAGATTCTCTCGTGGTCATTGCGTTGTATCTTCTGGCGTTATACGCACGCTGCGTCTCCAAGCGGCGGCTTGTGCTTAAATAAATCTTCAAGTCTTCGTCGCCCCATTTGCTTCGAACGCGTTTCCTCGCCTGGGAATCTTTCCGCTTCAGATATTGCTGATGTTCTGCTCTGCAGCATGCCTCACAACGGCATCCATAATGGACATACATTGATCTTGTCCCATGTTCAGCCATGCGGAATAAGTCCTCTCGTGTAAATTGGCGCTGGGACGCCGTGGTCGCCAAGGGGGTGCCACGGGGGCCCTCCCCCACCCAATTTGCCGCGCCGCGCTCACCATTCGCCATCTGAGACGATCGGGTGACGGATCACGGCCGGTTTGATTTCAATCCGATTTGATTTTTGCGAATTGCAGAACCAATGAGCGGCCTGAAGGTTGCCCCAGTCCCGGGCGGCGGCAGTGGGGGAATCGTACCCGAACTCCCGCCAGCGGCTGACCGGTTTGATCTCGTCGATCACGAAGCTGAGAGGGTGGGCGGCATCAGAGGGGGCGGTATAATCTATGGGGCCTAATTTCCCCCGGCATATTCCGCAGGGTGCATTCATGGCCCGAAAGCGCTGTCGATACTTCCGGCGCAGCGCACCGTTTGCATATCGTGGATTGGTTGCCATCACAGCACCGCCCTCATGTCTACAGGTTAATCCGTCCTCCCGCCGTGACGAATTGTGACGTTCCGTCTCCCACCGCGAAGCGGTACATCCCTGACGAGCCGGGCAGGAGAACACCCGGCGACGCAGTTGAGAAAAGGAAAAGGACAAAGCGATAACACTTTGCCCTCTTCTGGTTATAGCAAGTATAGCAGGTTTTTGACCCG